GTAATGATTGGTTTGATTTGTATTATAATATACACATTGCATGAAAGCATTTGGAGAAATAAAAAAGGGGAAGTTGATATTGAATAACAAACAACAATTTCAAGATCAACTAATGGAATTAGAAGGAATGGATGTTGTTATTAAAATAGTGGAAAGAAATAATAACAGAACTAAAGACCAGAACAGTTTATTTTGGTCATGGGTTGCAATTTTATCAGACAATACTGGTTATACTAAAGAAGAAATGAAAGAACTTATTCAAGTTAAATTCTTACAAAGAGAAAGATTAGATGCTGATGGTTATACTGAAACATATATAAAAGGAACATCAACATTATCTAAAAAAGAATTTAATGATTTAATGAATGAAGTTAGTTATTGGTCAAATTCAACTTTACAGATTACTTTACCTACTTATGATTAATGAGTAAGAAACAAGATAAAATAAAAAGAGAGTTGGTTAAGGTTTACAAAGAGATAGCAAACGAGAGATTGTTTATTTGTACTGGTTGCAGAAGAAGCGGTCATAATGTTTCTTTATCTCACAGCCATATTATCCCAAGATCAAGAAGAGCTGATTTAGTATTAGATAAAAATAATATTACTTATCATTGTTTATCAATGGGAGAGCGTAAAGGATGCCATGATATATGGGAGAGTAGAAACAGAGAAAGCTTATTAGATTACTTTAATAATATGGAATATATAAAAAGTGTAGATGAGGAGTATTATTATTTGATAACGTTATGATAGATGATGATAAAGAAATAACATTTGTTACATCTGAATGTTTAACGCAAACTGTAAACATTATGTATGAGATAGGTAAAGATTATAATTGGGAGGATAATAATGAATTTGAATCTCAAACATATATATTAAGTACATTGGCTCATGTGTTAGTTAATGATGAGTTTAAAGATGAAACAGTTCATTTCTTTAATACTTTAGGAGAGAAGATAATGGAAAATCAAATATTAATTAATCAAGCAAAAAAATATGCCAACATTACCAAAGGGAAGAAGTAGGAGTTGGATTCCAAAAGCTAAGACACATATTAGGCAGCATGATAACTCATCATTCTATCATAGTAAAGGTTGGAGAATGACTAGGAAATTTTACATTAAAGCCAATCCATTATGCGAGCAATGCACAAGAGATGGAAGAACAACTGGAGGTCAAATGGTTGACCATATTAAAGCTGTAAGTATTGGTGGTGATAGATTGCATCATACTAATTTACAAACCTTATGTAATAGCTGCCATGCAAAGAAGTCAGCAAGTGAATCAGTTGAATATAGAAAAGGAATAAAAGATTATGAAAGACAAAAGTAAATATTATTATGACACTAATAGAAACAAAAACATGATTGATAAAGAAGATGAAAGGATTCCTAACTATTATAAAGGATTAGATGGTACTGAATGCAGAGCTGTGATTGATTCATTTGAGATGAGCTATCATATTGCATCATGCTGTAAGTATATATGTAGATTAAGTGGTGAAACAATAAAACATAATGATAATGGAGTAGCTGATATTAACAAAGCAATAGCTCATTTAACAATGGAGCTTGATAGAATTAAAAAATATAAAGGGAGGGGTACTAATGATCTTAAAAGCAATATATCAGGTAATCGTTGATGGCCTTTCGTTATATCAATGTCATAATTGGACATTTAAGTATAACATAAGTTTAAGTTCAAACTAAAACCAACAGTTTAAGTTCAATTTAGAAAAAAAAAGAATAAAAAAAATGGATAAAAAAAATCAAAAAGAAAATAATCAAAACAATTATAATCCAAATAATTTATCAAGTTTTTTTATGCATTTTGGTTTTGAAAATTCTCTTCCTTTGTATGTTTCAACAGTAAATAGAATAGATAAAAGAACTAAAAAATATGGTAAACAAAGAATTAAAATAAATAAAAAATAATTATGTTTATATTTAAATGTAAAAAATGCAATAAAACTAAAGAGCTTTCTAAATCAATTATTGAAATTAGAAATGGATCTGTTTACACAAAGAATGCTCAATGTGAATGTGGTGAAGAAATGAGAGAAATTGAAAAAAAAGATTTCGGTGGATTTCCACAATTAATAAGAACTGAACCAAGTCTAAAAAAATAATAATGGGAAAAGGAAGAAAAAAAACTCCAACAGTTTTAAAGGAAATGTATGGAACAGTTAGAGCTGATCGTGTTTTAGAAAATGAAATGCAAGTTGATTTGGTTTCTGATATACCAGAAGCTCCAGAATTATTATCTACTATTGGAGTAGCTGAATGGTATAAAGTAACTACACAATTATTCAATTTAAAAATGTTGCATGATGTTGATCAATCTTTAATTTTAGCATATTGCAATGAAATGAGTTTGTATATTGAAAGCGAATTAGAGTTGCGGCAAAATGGTAGAATAGATAATTTTAAAAATTCAAATGGTGATTTGATAAGAAGTCAAGCTAAACCATTAGTCAAAGTTAAAAATGATGCTTTAGCAAATGCTTTAAAATTAGCTACACAATTTGGATTAACTCCAGTTGCAAGAGCTAACATATCAGCACCAATAAAAACAAATAATAATACTCAAATAAATAATTATTTTGAATAAATTTTATTTTGATAAAGTAGCTGCAAATAAAGCTATTGGTTTTATTGAGCAATTTGTAACTCATACAAAAGGAGAGCTTTCTGGTAAAAAATTAAAGCTTGAAGATTGGCAAAAGAAAATAGTTGGTGATATTTTTGGATGGAAAAATAAAGAAACAGAATTAAGAAAATATAGAACAGTATTTATTTTACTTGGGAGAAAAAATGGTAAATCAACTTTATGTGCAGCTATAGGATTGTATATGTTATTTGCTGATGAAGAAAGAGGATCAGAAGTTTATTCTGCTGCTGGTGATAGACAACAAGCTGGAATAGTTTTTGAGATTGCTAAAGGCATGATTTTACAAAGTCCAGAATTATCTGAAAGAGGAAAAGTATTTAGAAATTCAATTGTCAATGAATCTAAAGGAAATTTTTATCAAGCAATAAGTTCTGATTCAAAAACCAAACATGGTTTTAATGCTAACTGCATTATATTTGATGAATTACATACACAGCCAAACAGAGATTTGTGGGATACTTTAGTAACATCAACTGGATCAAGAAGGCAGCCTTTGACAATTGCTATTACAACAGCAGGATATGATAAGCAATCTATTTGTTATGAGGTTTATTCTTATGCAAAAAAAGTTACAGATGGAGTAATTAAAGATGATTCATTTTATTCTTTTCTTTGTGAAGCTGGAAAAGAAGATGATATTACTTTAGAATCTACATGGAAAAAAGCAAATCCAAATTATGGTATTAGTTTAAGAAAAGAATACATGGAGAGAGAATCACAAAGAGCTGTTGATGTTCCATCTTATCAAAATACTTTTAGAAGATTGTTGTTAAGTCAATGGACAGATTCTTATTCTGCTTGGTTAACTGCTAAAGAATGGGATGATTGTTATGTAGAATATGATTATAAAAGTTTAGAAGGAAAAAAATGTTGGGGTGGGATTGATTTAAGTACTACAAGAGATATAAGTGCAGTAGTATTATTGTTTTATGAAAATGAAAAGTTTATTATATTACCTTTCTTTTTTATACCAAAAGACAATTTAAAAAACAGAAGAGATAGAGATGGTGTTGATTATGAAATGTTTGTTAGAGATAATCATGTTATTGCAACAGAAGGAAATGTAATAGATTACAATGTTATCAAAGCAAAGATAAATGAGCTTGGTAATAAGTATAAAATTCAAAGCATTAGTTATGATCGTTGGAATGCATCAATGCTTGTAAGTTCTTTAATTGAAGATTATGGTATAAATATGAGTCCTTTGGGAATGGGATTTGTTAGTCAATCAGCACCTACTAAAGAGATTGAAAAATTAATATTAGAAAAAAAAATAATACATAATAATAATCCTGCTGCAAATTGGATGCTTTCAAATGTTAGCCTTCAAGAAGATCCTGCTGGAAATATCAAAATAAGCAAAAGTCGTTCAAAATCCAAGATTGATTTTGTGGCAGCAATGATTTTAGCATTAGCAGATTATATGAGTTGTGAGTCTGGTGATAGTGTCTATGATACAAGAGGAGTTTTATCTTTTTAATGTTAATAAAAACCAATCAAATTATTTTTTATTAGATATTAATAATCGTATTATTGTTGAAATAAAAATTTTACTTTGAGCTTATTAGATAGAATTAAAAATGTTTTTGTTCCTATTCCGAATAAAGTAGAGAATAGAAATTTAAATTTTACAAATGGTTTATATGCTGGTAATGATATAACCAATGATAAGGCTTTAACATTAACCGCAGTATGGTGTGCAATTAGATTATTAGCTGAAAGTGTTTCTGCAATGCCTATTTCAGTTTATACAAAACAAGCTAATGGAGATAAATTAGAAGATGTTAAAAATCCAATTTATAATTTACTAAAATTTAAGCCAAATTTCTATCAAGATAAAGTAACATTTTTTGAATATATGATGCTTTCAATTTTAACAGAAGGTAATTCATATGTTAGAATTATTAGAAATAATAGCGGTACTCCTACACAATTAATTCCATTAAATCCAAATGATGTTACTGTTGTAGTAAATAACAATGAGCTTTTCTATCAAATGGATGGCTCTGGAGTTTTAGATTCTAGTGATGTTCTTCATATTAAAACTCTTACTGATGACGGAATAACTGGAATTTCACCTTTACAACAATGTGCAAAATCTCTTAAATGGTCTGAAAGTTTAGAGGAGTTTGGTAACACATTTTTTGCAAATGGTGCAAAGCCAAGTTCAATATTGCAAACAGATAGAGCTTTGTCGGATTCTGCTTTACAAAGATTAAAGTCAAGTTTTAATAATACTTATGGAAATTTAAAAAGTAGTAATTCAACTATTGTTTTAGAAGAGGGATTAACATTTAAACCAATATCATTAAGTCCAGATCAATCACAATTTTTAGCTTCTAGAGAATTTTCAATTGCAGAGGTAGCAAGAATTTATAGAGTTCAGCCGCATTTATTAATGGATCTTACAAAGTCAAGTTTTAATAACATAGAAATGCAAAGTCAAGAGTTTTTAACTTACACTTTAATGCCGTACATTAACAGAATAGAAGCTCAATTAAATTTAAAATTATTTAGATCAAATGAATTAGGCAAGACATTTGTTGAATTTAATGTAAATGGATTATTAAGAGGTGATGCAAAAACAAGAAATGAATCATATAAAACTGCAATAACAAACGGATATATGTCAATCAATGAGGTTAGAAGAAAAGAAAATCTTAATGGAATTGAAGGAGGTGATAAACATTTTATGCAAATGAATATGACTACAATTGAAAAAATAGGAACAGATGCTGATGAAAATACTGCATCATAAAAATATTTAAAATGGAAAAAAGAACATTTAACATAGAAACAAGAGTAGACACTAATGAAGATGGAAAAGAAATGGTTATTGGTCATGCTTCTGTTTATGATTCAAAATCAAATGATTTAGGTGGTTTTTTTGAATATATTGAAAGAGGAGCTTTTACTCAAGAGTTAATTGATAAATCAGATGTTAGAGCTTTAATAAATCATGATGCTTCTTTAATAATGGCAAGATCAAAAAATGGTGAAGGAACATTAAACTTAAAAGCAGATGATAAAGGTTTGGGTTATGAGTTTGATTTAGATCCAGAATTATCTTACGCTAAAGATTTAGCTGTATCATTAAAGCGTGGAGATGTTACATCAAGTTCATTTGCTTTTACTGTGGGTGCAGATGAATGGTCAACAAATGATTTAGGAGAAAACATCCGAACAATAACAAAAATAGATAGACTATATGATGTTTCACCAGTAACATATCCAGCATATAGTCAAGCTGAATCTGATTTAGTAGTTGCTCAAAGAGGTTTAAAAGAATATCAAGAAAGTTTAGTTGAAGAAACTAAAGAAGATATAAAAGAAGAAAAAGAAAACAATTTAGTGATGGGATCTCTTACATCATTAAAAATTGAATTAATAAAGAGAAAATAATAATAAAAATTTTTAAAATGAAAACATCAATCATATTAAAAGAAGAAAGATCTGACATTATTTCTCAGTTAGAAGCAATAAAAGATGTTGCAACAACTGAGAGTCGTGATCTTTCATCTGAAGAAAACAATGAAGTGGATGGATTAATTACTGAGGTAGATAATCTTGATTCTAAAATTGTTAGAGCTGAAAAACTTGAAACAATAAAAAGAAATAGTGCTGTTAT